CAAGAAATCACGGTAAGACTGCGGCCGAGATTCAAGAATACCAATTGAAATTAATTCATCAGTTAACGGGAAAAATTGAGAAAGCCTTTTTATGAATAACTTTATTATTATTGCAAGCACTATGGCAATTGCAGTATTTTATTTATTAATTAGATTAGGAAAATGAGAGTTTCAGCTATTGCTCCAACTAGAATTTCTCTTTTCGGTGGCGGAACTGATGTAGACCCTTACGCCTCGGAATTTGGAGGCGCAGTAATTAATTTGGCTATAAATATAAGGCAGCACCTAATTTTATATACTAAAGACGACATCTGGAATCCGGAAAGTTCATTTAATAGTTTTCCCAACGGAGCAGACCCCAATTTCTACTTTAATATTTTGAAATCCTACAAACTTAATGGAGGACACCAGACAAAAATCGTTTCCCGCTATGACGGATTCATAAAATCAGGTCTTGGTTCGTCTGGGGCAGCGGGAGTTAGTTTGGTTGGGGCTATCAATAAAGCATTTTCTTTAGGCATGACAAGGCACGAAATAGCAGAAAACGCCTGGCAAAACGAGATAGACTTTGGTATTTATACAGGCAAACAGGATCAGTTCGCTTCAGTTTACGGGGGATTAAACTACTTCAGTTTCAGCGATAAAGTTGAGGTAGTTAAAATCACTCCGCCCCCCGAACTTACAAATTGGATGGTTCTTTTCTATACGGGAGGCGAAAAGAAAGACCACAATGTCCAAAAGGGATTCATCAATCCCGACAGGAAAAAGTTAAGAGCTTTAGATACCTTGAAATACATAACCGGACTCGCCCTTCCTTTGTTTTTAACTGGAAAATGCAAAGAAATAGGCGAGCTTCTGGATTTAAGCTGGCAATATAAAAAGAAGTCCAATAAAGTCACAAACGACAGAATTGACGATATCTATTCTTTGGCAAAAGATGAAGGGGCGATAGGGGGAAAGATCTGTGGGTCGGGTGGAGGAGGCTATATGTTTTTTATGTGTCCGCCTGAGAAAAGGGAAAATTTGGTAAGAAAAATGAGGAATTTCAAGATTGGACAAGTTGATTTTAATATAGATTTTGGGGGATTAGATGTAAGAGTCTTATGAGAGATTTAAAAGGTAGATTTATAAAAGGGAATAAAGGTTTTTGGTTAAATAAGAAACGACCTAATCTAATACAAACTGGGGCTGTAAAAACAATGTTTAAGAAAGGCCAAAACATAGGAGAAGAAAATATTGAATGGCGAGGAGATAAGGTAGGGTACTATGCTTTACATAGTTGGTTAAAAAGAAATTACGGAAAGCCAGATATTTGTAGAGAATGTGGATCTATAAAGAATGTTCAATGGGCTAATTTAAGTTATAAATATAAGAGGGATATTGATGATTGGATTAAATTATGTTATCGCTGTCATAGAGTATATGACAGAATGAATGGATGGGGATTAGCTAGTCTCAAGTTTAAAGAATTACAAAGATAATATGCGTGCTCTATGTCTCTGTGCTGGTTATGGTTCACGTTTGGGGGACCTTACCAAAAATAGGCCTAAACCAACTATTGAAATAAATGGGAGGTCAATAATAGATCATATTGTATCAAAGTTACACATTCATGGGATAACCGAGATCATTGTAAATTTGCATTATTTAGAAAATATGATGACTAATCATTTACAAGATAATGTTCTATATTTTTATGAGCCTAGACTTCTAGGCCATAAAGGAACGATATTGGCTTTAAGAAAATGGTTGGAAGATGAGGATTTTTTAGTCATAAATGGTGATACTCTTTCAACCTTAAATTACACTTCAATGATAATGGCACATAAAAGCGGAATGATTACTTCTTTTATGGATGAAAATAGGGCGGCTGGCACTTGGATATATCCACCGCTTTATTTTAAAGATCAAAATTTACCTATTAATCCCTATCGTGATCCAATAATTAAATGGTTTGATTTAGGAACGAAAGAGCGGCTTGAGGAGGCTAAAAAATATTTTAATCAAAATGAATAAATACATAGTCTGTAAAACCTGTCTTGCAAACGGTAAATACCCGCAAACTCTTGGAATTATAGACGATTATGGGATATTGAATATTAAACGGGTCAACAAGCTTTCAACTATAATAGGAGGAGCAGAGTTAACTTTAACTTGTGACCAATGCCAAAGTTCAGTTGTTATAAAGATACTAAGAAAGCAGCCCGCACCTAAAAACATTGTAGGGACAATATCTGTTGAGGAGACGGAGTTTAAATATCAATGGTCATGAAATATATAAAATTAGTGCTCCAATTCTTGTTTTTGATTATCGGTTTAACAATTTGGGGAGTTTTTTCCATTTTATATACCGCTTGGAAAAAAGCGCATGGAATACAGGTTGATAATGCCGATTTGACATGAGATCAATAAGGGTGAGTGAATTAATGTTCCAATACGAGAAACTTCAAAAGAAGAGAATCCAAGCATTTGAAAATGATAATAAAATAGTTATTTATTTTAGAAACAGAGAAGATAAGGTTGAAGATATTAAAGTAATTGACAAACAAAAAAATAAGGTATAAGATATATTTGTTCAAACAACGTGTAATTTATAGGACACCGGATAGGTGTTTTTTTTTATGTCAGGCAAACTTTACGATCCAAGCAAAAACTACGAAAACTTAGCAAATGAGTATCTTGCAACTTGTGGAAGGGAGCAAACCAAGCTTCCAAAGATAAGTCAATTCTGTCGAGAATATATTGGGGCAAATGAAGATACTGTTAATTTATGGTTAAAAAAAGATTGGGAAGAAAAGACAGATAACTTCGGAGCAATAAAAAAAGCAATCAGTAAAATCAAAGAAGTGCAGAAAGAACAACTAATGGATGACGGGCTTTACGGAGGCAAAGAAGTCAACAATGCAATGGCAATATTTATCTTGAAAGCAAACCATAATATGGTTGAAACCGAAAGAAAAATGTTTGTCGGTGGGGAAAATAATGAACCGATAGAAATTAGAATAATATCAGAAAATGGCAATAGATTTAACGATAAAGAACTTCCCGAAGCAACAGAGCATATTTGACAGTCAGTCTAAATATGCAATAGCTGTTAAAGGAAGACGATTTGGATTAACCAAAGGCGCAGCCAACGATTTCATCAAATGCGCCATAGAGAAGAAATTCAGCAAAGGATTATGGGTAGATACAGTCAACTCAAACATAGACAAATATATAGAGCGTTATTTTATTCCGCACCTTAACAAACTGCCAAAAAGAGTCTGGAATTGGCGAAAGCAGGCCAAGATGATTGTGATAAATGGCGCATATATTGATTTCAGGTCAGCCGATACACCAGAGACAATGGAGGGATTTGGTTATGATAAGGCTTTCCTAAACGAAGCTGGAATAATTTTGAAAAACGAATACCTGTGGGATAATGCGATAAGGCCGATGTTCTGGGACTATCCGAATGTCAAGGTTGTGATAGGAGGCACACCAAAAGGCAAGGGTAAGTTCTACCAGCTTTACCAAAGGGGGCTAGATCAAACGCAAAAGAGCTATCAAGCGTTTCACTTCACTTCGTTCGATAGCCCGTTTGAACACATACATCAGGCGATAAGAGAGGATATGGCCTCAATGCCTGAACAGGTAATTGAACAGGAGATATACGCAAAGTTCTTAGAGGATACAGGCGTAGTTTTTAGGGATTTTCTCTCAATAATGGATGCCATACCTAATAAGCCAATTATAGGGCATAGATACATCATAGGAGTTGATTTGGCTAAAGTTGAGGATTTTACAGTCTTAGCGGTTTACGATACGTTTAACAATAAACAGGTATATCAGGCAAGGTTTAACAAAATAGATTGGGGCATGCAAAAGGCAAGGATTGCCGAGACAGCGAGGCATTTTAACGATGGATCATCTCCTAGGTCTAATCCTGCATCGGTTGTCATTGATGCTACAGGTTTAGGCGATCCGATTGTTGACGATCTGGCAAGGATGGGAATACCAGTTGATCCCATAAAGTTCACAAATGATCAGAAGAGGCAGTTAATCGAGAAGTTGGTAAATTGGATAGAGCTTAAACGAGTTCATTTATTACCTATCCAAGAGACTAAAGTTGAATTGAGCAATTTCACCTATGATATTTCAGAGACGACAGACAGAGTGCGTTACGAGGCACCAGTTGGTTTTTACGATGATATTGTGATTGCACACGCTCTGGCAGTTTGGCGACTTAATGTTAAAGAGAAAGTATTACAAGTTATTCCTAAAACTAGGATTAGATTAAGTTATGAAAGGCAACTTAAAGAGAGGGAGATTGATCAAGGTATTGAAATCCCCACAGGTGAATGGGTTGAGTGGGGAGCGTGAAATTTCAAAAGGCGCTTGGCAAGAAAAGTTAGACAAGGCACTTCTTGACGCATTTGACTTGATGCAGAGGTGTTTATTGGATATGAACTTTATTGTATTAGGTGATGCTGCCAGATGTATCAAGGAGAGAAGAGGGCTTGATTGCAATAAATTGGAGTTTGGTATTGAGAAACGCTATCTAACGCCAGAGGTCATGTCAACTTTAAAAGAGTGGGTAAAAGGGGGACAGTTTGTGGATAACGGATTTAGCTATGTGTTTGAAGGAGTGCTAGTAAAGTTTAAATTCATTAAGAGGAAATATAAGTTCTTCGAGAATCTTGATAGTCAGGTATATATGCCGGAGTGGTATAAAATCGCAAATCCATTCGATAAGTATTGGAAATCCAGATTCTTTGTTCAATAAATATGAATCTACAATTACAACAGGCATTACAAATACTTAAACAGAAGAGAGATCAATTAATGGGAAACATAGATCAAATGGGACAACAAATGATGACGCCACAAGGACGACAAGAGGGAATGGATTTAGCGATGAAGATGGTTACGGGAGGTATGACAATGCCAAAAACAAGTCTTGCTAATGAAGCGCTTTATGGACAAAGAGATAAAATAGCAAGACTTCTTAACCCAAAAAATCTTGGATATATCAGGGAAGGAGTAATAAGAGGAGGAAATACAATACAAGATTGGTCTTCCCTTTCAAATATAGCGAAACTTATCGAAAAAGGAAAAGATACTCCAGAGAATCTTAGATCGGCTATGGAGTTGTTAAAAATGATAGGGTTAATTAAATGACAGAAATAATATTCGGATCAATAATATTTGCTTTAATTAGTGTTATTCTTTACGAGAAGTATGAGAACAAGAAGGAACGATCAAAGCTTATAAATGCTCTATTAGCTAAAACTCCAGAACAATTTAGGGATTTGGAGTTAGCAGATAAAGTTAAGCCAATCGAAACTCCTAAAAAGGCAGAACCAGAGTTTATACCAGAGTCGGAGCTGGATGATAAGAAGTTTGCAGAGATGATTAAAAAGGAAGTAGCATGATATGGATTACTCAACAGACACTTTAACAACTAGACAGATGGGACAGGCGGTTGACGATATGATGTCAATGGTTAAAAACCAACGTTTTCCTTTTGAGAGACGCTGGTATGACAATAACTTCTTTGATGACGGGTATCACTTCCGTTATATGTCAAGAACGGAGAATAAGATTGTTGATCTGTCAAGAGCCTCGACCATCTGGGCGCCAATGCGCTCAATTCCCAAAGCCAGCAGGCAGATCAGGGGGGTTGCAAATCTTGCCGCAGCCCAAAAGTTTGTGCCTATCGTATATCCAGAACGCATATCTCCCTCACAGTATCCCCCAGTTCAAGTTCAAGATCCAGAAACAGGACAACCTATAATGCAACAGAATCCAGAGTTTTTAGAAGCACAGAAAGAGTCCAAAAGAATAGCTCAAGGATCAGGACACTGGATAGAGGAAGAGTTTAAAAAGCTTGAGTTTTCGGAGAAGCTGGCTTTTATGATTATTCTAACTGCCAAGCATGGTATATCTTACCTTCAAATCTGGCCGGATAATATTGATGAGAGCTTAAAAATGATGGTGTTGGATGCTTTTGATATATATACAATAGGTTCGATTAATGAACTTGAAGACGCCCCATTTCTTATTAAAACCAGACCAAGAACAATCGCAGACATCAAAGCTGACGAAAGGTATCCACTGGAACAGGTCTTGCAAATCCACCCAGACAACAGGCATGCCTCCTCTGATATCAAGGAGGCTTATGAAAGAGCTAGGCACGGAGATAGGGCGGGAATGGATCAGGCCGCAACGGTTCTTGAGAAGGAAGCGTTTATTAAAGAATACTTAAATGATAGCAATATGCCACGTATTAGATTGCAGAAAGATGGCGGAGAAATATTAAAGCGAAAGAAAAAGGGCGATCCAGTCATTCGTCAGACATTTGTTGCAGGCAATATCACCTTAAGCGATAAATATTTAAACCTCCCTGGTTATCCGATTGTTGATCTTCGATTTGAACCGGGTTCGCTTTATCAAGTTCCTCTTATTGAACGCTTCATTCCACAAAATAAGTCGCTAGATTTAGTTGTATCAAGAGTTGAAAGGTACTTACATACAATGGTTACTGGTTCTTGGAGCGTTAAGTCAGGAGAACCAACCGAACCAGACAATACGGCAGGCGGCCAGATATTCAAATACAATACAGTTCCTCCTACTCAAAATCCGATAGCTTCAATTCCTCCTTTTGTCTTCAATTTTATGAATTTGCTTGAGAGTTTAGTCGAAGAACAGGGAGTAACCACAACTGCATTAGGCAAGCTGCCATCAGGAGTCAAGGCTAATGCGGCCATTGAAACCTTGAAAGAGAGTGAATTTGCTAATCTTACGATACTTCTAGATAGAGTAAAAGGAGTTGCTAAAAGAACAGCCGAGAAGATGCTTGATTATGCCGATGATTACTTCGTAACCCCTAAAACCGTCTACTACATGGAGAAGGGCGAGCCACAATACTTTGACATTATAGGAGCTTCTGCTATGGAAAAGCGACAGGATCTAAAAATTGACACAGAACCCTTAAATGCAATACCAATCAAGCGTGATTATAGAGTAGATATTGAGGTTGAGAGGGGATTGGCCTATACATATCAGGGTAAGAAGGAGGCGGCAAAAGAGCTTGGTGATTATATGATTCAACTCTCACAATTGGGCTTGGTTGATCCAGAAGTAGTTAAGGTCTATTTGAGAAAACTATTGGAAGTTTACGGATTTGGAGCTTCAAACGAGATCATGGAGGCTATGGAGCAGTACACGGCAGCAGGACAGTTGACCGAAGAACAGGTGCAGACTATAAAAATTGCGGTTATAGAAGTGATGAAGGATATGCAAAAAGCTGGAATCTTGCCAACGATGGAGCAGAGGATAGAGGAGGGCAAGGTTGCAACAGCGGAGGCTATTCGAGACACAGGTTTAGCCAGCAAAAAGCCTCAAGAGATGATTGATCCGCAGGAGCAGGCTAAAAAAGATCAAGAAATGGCTCATTCTGACGAAAAACATCAAATATCTGTGCAAGGAGCGAAACAAAAACAGACAATAGAGGCAATGAAAGCGGTACAAGACATAAAATTGAAGGATAAAATGGCTAAATCACAGGCCAAAATGATGAAAGGAGGTCAAAATGCCGATAACAAAGACAGGAAAAGAAGTAATGAGTAATATGATGAAAGAATACGGAGCAGAAAAAGGAAAACAAGTATTTTATGCCTCAATTAACGCAGGCAAGGCTGGTAGCTCGAAATGGCACGGCAAAAAGAAAAAGAAATCGTCTGGTAAAAGTTATGACCGTGAACATATTAAATTAGCAAGGAGGATGATGAAATGAAAAAATTAGTTTTTTTAGAATACGCTTTTATCTTTGGGGACGATACCTTTGATAATCTCTATGACTTTGAAAAGTTGTTATCTCAAGTATTCAAAGTTAAGGGTTACGAGGCACGGATTATTGACGCCTTGCGAGGATCGGTTGGCAGGCGTGTAATCTATGTCCAAAAGAATACCGATTTGTTAACCAAAACCACA